TATTAATTCTATTAATTCTATTATTTTTTTAACAAACTTATTTAACGATTAATATACCGATAATTGTTTTGCATACAAGCAAATGCGTTTCCTTCTTTACAAGATTTCATATCACCATATAAATAATCGGCAAATGCTTTTTGGTCGCTTGGAATGGTTGTACTTGCTGTGGTATAAAATTGTCTGTCTGCTTGGTCTAAATTATATTTATCAACCAAAGAATGGAATAATTTGGTATTTGTATCCTTGATGGTTGGGTTTAATTGTTGTACTGCTTTTTTTACCAAATTTTTATTATTTTCCATTACAGAAGGTAAAAACGCAGGTGGTGCTGGTTTTCTGTTGGGATTATCATTAATTTCAGTAAGTAATACATTTCCATATGGATTGTTGGGTGTATTTTCATAAAAATTATTATTGATATATTTTTTTAAAGATGATTTTTTATTATTCTTATTGTTTATGATATAAGCTGGTTTAGTATTAAACATATTTGTAAATCCATTATATTCAGGGGATTTTACATACATATAACATACAACTAATATTGATAGTAATGCCATAATAAATACCATCCAATTTTTAGTAATGATTGTAGTTGGAATAGTAATTGCAACTAATATAAAAATCAAATTAATATAATTTAATTGAAACGAATTATTCATAGTTGGTTTATATATATATATAATTATGTATAAATATATTTATTATTTTCCAATAATATTTTAATTAAAAAATGATAATTAACACAATAATTATATATTTATTTATTATTGGATTAATTCATTATTTATTTATTTATTTAAATGAATTATATGGAATATTTAATATATACAATTCTTTCATCAATTTAGGCAGTATATATCAAAATATACATAATCAACAATCACAACAATTACACGATATATCAAACGAACCTAATACATTACATAATAATGATAATAATAAAAATAATAATGATGTTAATAATAATAATAAAAATAATGATGATGTTAATAATAATAATAAAAATAATGATGATGTTAATAATTCATATAAAAAATCATTAAAAGAATATGCTCTAAAACAATATGACATAATAATATGTAAATAACTCTTTTCGCAAACTCTTTTAAATAAAAAATAGTAATGTGTTAAAAGTGGTATAAATTTATATATATAATTTATATTAATTATTTTATAATAAGTAAGAAATGAACGATAAAATTGATTATGGTAAATTTGATAATATAATGTCGCAATTTGTTCCTGATTTATTAGAGACTTTTCCTGAATATACGCCATTAGTTAATAAATGGTGGAAAAATGAGGATAATTTTAATGATATTGAAGATATAGAAGAAAGAAAAGAAGTATATGCCCACGAACATAAGAAATGTCTTAAATTTATATATAAATATTGCACTTCTAAATTAACTCCACATACATTACTTATTTTACAAAAAGATGATTCATTATTTAGTGACACATCTATTGATACTGAATTTTTACCGTATTTACATTTTCGTAATTTATGGGCATTGGAAGTTAGTGATTCTACACGTAATAAATTATGGAATTATTTACGATTAATATTGTTAAGCATTATTGGATGTGATGATTCTGAAAATAGCAATGAAAATTTACAAGAACAAATAAATAGTGTTTTAGAAGAATTCTTAAATATGAATGATGAATTAAACGCAAATGATAATAGTAATGATGAAGATAATAGTGGTACTAAAAATGATGGTTGTGTAAATAGCGATTCTTTTCAAAATATGATGAGTGATTTATTGGATAGTAAATTAGGTTCCATAGCAAAAGAATTTAGTTCTGATTTTGCTTCATCATTAAATTTAGACACAAGTAATCCAGATTCTGTAAAAGAAAGCTTAGGAAATTTAATGAAAGACCCTTCCAAATTAATGTCTATGGCAGGAAACATATCTGAAAAACTATCAGAAAAAATAAACAATGGAGAATTAGATGAAAGCGAATTAATGAGTGAAAGTTCTAAAATGCTTGAAAAATTATCGGGATTAAAAGGAACCAAAGATATCAACCAATTATTCAAATCCATGGGTATGGGCGATTTAATGGGCAATTTAGGTGGTGCTGGTGGTGCTGGTGGAAAAGTTAATGTTGGTGCTATGGCAGCTAAGCTTAAACAACAGGTTGCTACTGAACAAATGAAACAACGTATGAAGGCGAAATTAAATAAAAAAAAGGCATCTGCGGCTGAAAGTGAAAATAAAGTATTTACAGAAGAAGATGAACGCAAACGACAACAATGTGAAGATGAATTATTAGAAATGATTGGCGAAAGTAATGACACCAATAAAAATACTAAAAATACTAAAAATACTAAAACAAACAAACAATTAGCTAAAAAAAATAAAAATAAAAAGGCTAATAAAGATTAAATCATTAAAAACCCCCCACTCATTACGAGTATGCTAATATATATCTGGTAGTGGTTGGATAAATGACTAATAACCGATTCTGGTATATATTCAATTATAACTAATCTATTTATGAAAATCCATATAATACTTAAAATAGTTAAAAATATAATATATAACAACTGTTTATATGTAAATAAATCAAAATATAATAAGGACGGTGGTTCTATCATATCATTTGAAATAGGTAAAGTATCAATACATTTATCTTTTGGATCAACAATAACCACCTTTTTCTTTTTAATTGAATGAGTGGATTGTATGGAATCAAGGTCATTATCGTCATTTTCATCGGCACCAGGTAATGATAATAATCCTTGTTGTTTTGCTGTAAATAAATCATTGATTAATACTGTTTTTTCATCTGAGTCCATTTATACAAAAATTATTATTAAAATATATAATATTTTTTCAAATTAAATATTATATATTATCGCATTTTATTATTATTATTGTGTATATTTATTATTGTGTATATTGTGTATATTTATTATTGAGTTTATTGTGTATATTTATTATTGAGTTTATGTAAATAATTAACACAATTAATTTTTAGGAACATCTTTTAGTGCAAGCTGAATAACTGCCAATGAATTTTCAAATTTACATAATAATGGCATATTATTTTCAAGACATAATTCTAATTGGTCTGTAATGCTGGCAAATTTAGCAAAACTAATTAAATACCGCAAAGCATAATGCCCTTGAATAATTTTAACTGGATTTGAATTTACAATATTTAGTTCCTTTTCTTTAAAGGTAGATACAATTTTTCCTAAATTTCCTTCTGTACTAAAAGATAGCACATTGTTAGCAAACTCAATTTCCAATTTATTAGAATTTTTACCGTGCGATTTTACACATTGCATAAATAATTGCGTAGTAAAGTTAATTGTTGTTGTATATACTAATGCTGGATACTCATCTAAATTTGGAACTAAATCAATTGTTGGAATACTAACTAAATTATTCATATAATTATTTTCAAAATAAATAGACAAGTAATTCACCACACCATTATTATAATGATTTACATCGTTTGGAATAAACATCGTAATTGTATCATCAGAAGTACCACTTGCCAAAATTTGAATCAATCTATCCACATTTATACCAACACATATTTTTGGAGCATCAATCTGATATAATTGAAAATTGTTTCTATCCATATATATGGAAACCACGATTAATTCTGATGTTTCTAATTCCAATATTTTTACACCAGTATCATCAAAAATTAGGTTGGCTTCTCTAATTCCACAATTATTTAATCTGGACATTGTCGCTCTTAAAGTATTTAATTGAATACTTTGAATTGTAAGGATATTATTATCAAAATCACACATAATAAAAATATTATATAGTTTTGTTTATATTCATTTATATTATTTTATATATAATTTACAAAAAAACATAAATATATTATATTTTATTATGTAAAATTTAATCACACAATTTAAAAAAATGAATTATAAATAAATAATTTTACTATACATATAATATATATATAGTATGATTATTCCAGTTAAATGTTTTACTTGTGGAAAAATTTTAGCCGACAAATACGAATATTATTGTAAAGAAGTCATTAAACAAAAAAAAGAAAATGGCGTTAATCCGGAAGATATTATGTACCTAACAAATACCTTGCTACAATCAGAAGATGTTAATAATTTCAAAACAGTTGAAGGAAAACTATTGGATAAACTTGGACTTACTAAAATGTGTTGCCGACGTACTATGCTTACTCATGTAGATATTATTTAATCCTTTGTAAAATATTTATTTAACATTAAAAATAAACCGACATTTCTACATTATTTTTATAAGTATATCCGCATTTTTCATAAAAAACAATGTTTTTTTTTGCACAATTTAATATACATTTATAACAATTTTTCATATGAGCAATATCAGTCAAATGACTAATTAACCATTTTCCTAATTTTTGACCCCTATATTCATCATCAATTACTACATCTTCAATATGTCCCACTTGTTTATACGAATGTGATAATTTTTGCTCAATTAATAATGTTGCCGAACCTACTATTTTATTATCTTTTAAAGTATCCACTATAACATAAACCATATGATTATCATTTAGTAATTGCATATATTCTTTGTTTTTACCATAAGATAATTCACTCATATTAATGTAAAGCAACGAAGAAACCATTTTAAAATACGAATATGTTAAATCCGTCAATTTAATTTTTCTTATGACAAAATTAGAATGCATATCACCCCACTTTTTATTTATATATATATTCATTAAAAAATATGTATATATTCCTTATTAATAATAATTAAATATATTCGCAAACTCTTTTGTTTATTTCGTTTTTACATTCTAATGAAAATAAAAGAGTTAATCTTCATCAAATAAATTTGCGTTATCTTCATCATTAATATCATCCAATTCATCAGCTTCCGCTCTTAATTCATCAAATTCAGCATTATCATCCATATTCATTTCTTTTCTTTCCATATTTTGGATATTTGCCATCATTTGTGCGTTGTGGTCAAAATTACTCTCCACATATGTAAGTAATCCTTTTTGAATTCCAACATTCCATACATCACCCAACTTGTGTTTTCTCATTTCAATATCTGAACGACGGTCTTCATCAGACATGTCACGAAGCCTATCCATCACTGTGAATTTTTCAAACGATTTTAATTTATTAAATTTAGCATTTACTGTTTCATAAGTCATATTTATTCCTTTTTTTTCCTTGACAAATTCCCCAAGCACTTTATGTATCATTGTAATCATCAATTTATAATGTTTATCAACATTTTCATTATTATTTAATAAAGAATTTTCACTTATTAAAACAGCAATAACTGAATATAACAAATATTTAAAAAATAAACTATAATAATGCGTTTCAGTATCTTTTGAAAGAGATTTCATTAATTGTAATGTAGGGACTCTTTCCCCGATTAATACAAATATACTATTTAATTCCATTAAATATGGGAAATAATTGGCAATTGATTGGTAACTATCAAAATTATCTATATACAAGGTTTCCTTAAAATATGTATTCAATTTACTCCTATGATTTTCCGCTATTTTTACCCAATATGGCGAAATTATCACATTCTCCTGCGATGCATTATTATTGTGTTTTATTAATGATGGTATTATACTTCCCAAGGTTTGCAACACATTTTGTAAAAATGGAACATATTCTGACGATGAAATAACCCAATTATCTACCAAGGCATCCACTTGCACATTCACATTTATTTTTTTACTCATATACGAACTTACTCTTTTTTGTACCATTAAAGCATTTGTATTAATAGATTGCTCCATAAAATCCATCAAATTATACACTGGCTTTTTATTCACATTTGTTTCAGGCAATTTTCCAATTAATTTAGAATAAGCAGTTATATCGGGACATAATTGAGATTTTGGCGATAATGATTCCAAATATAATTCTATTTTTTCCTTTAATATATTTGAATTCACATCTTTATCTCTTAATAATAAATAGGACGTATTAATAATATGATCCTTTGCCATCTGTTTCATCAATTGCTTATAATTTTCATCAGTATAAATAGCCTTGTCTTGATTATAAATATCCATTAATATTTTATGCGTATCAATATCATCCTTGAACAATATACTTGGTTTTTTATTACAAAACTTTTTCAATAAAACAGGTATATCATATATATTATTGAAATTACAATAATTCGCAAATGTAATTATTTTTGCTTCTAATGTAACATTTAATGCCGATTTATTAATAAATTTATTTGTTTTTGTATTATTACCCGTATTTAACATACTTGGCATTATCTTATTTTTCAACGTATTCAAATAGTCTTGTATTACTGCAACTTTATTAATATATACAGGCATTTCCTTTGATTTGCCCATAAAATAAGATAAAGCAGTTGTTTCATCGGTAACTAATTCAGAACAGCAAGAATTATCAACATACGGAATTCCAGATGCGGTTTGTAATAATACAGGTTGTTTTTGTACAATGGTATTGATTGTATGGATAATAGCAAAAGAATTGGCAATCATTGTAATTTTCAAAGCATTTAATTCTTTAACAGAACCTTTTTTATAATTTTGTATTAAATCAGCAGGTGATACTAATACATTGGCAGGTGCTATTTTCATTTGTTGTAATGGTGGCAAAAAAGTATTCCAATTAATCAATTCATATTCCAATACTACATTAATTTCATTTTCCATATTATCAAGTATTTGCTTATTTTTATCTTGTAATTTAATGCGTGAAACTTCCGAATGGGGTAGCAACTTATTAATTGTATTGATAATATTTTGCTTAATAAAATCTAATTTCTTCTTTTCCAAGACAACCCAAGGAAATATGGATGACCTTATTTTATGTGCTATACAAGCAACATAATTTACAAAATCATAATCGTCGTTATCAATAGTTAATGGAAATCCAGAAAAGGATGATTTACAACCGGGAAAAGTGCGTTTGGTTTTAATAGTGGGGATGGCGGATTGAACGGCAATGATAAATGTGGCAAAAGTGGTATATAATAAATTTTGTCCAACATAATTTTCATAAGAACCAATATCTTTTTGTGATTTATTAATATGTTGTTGTCTTGAAATATTATAATTTTTTTCATTTATTAATTTTTGCATCCAAATGGAAACAGTTGTTACAATATATTCCAATTGCTCTTCTATTTTTATTCCCATATTTGACGACAATGCCGTTGCAATATTGATAATCCTTTTAAATTCGGGATTTTGTGTATGTGCTATGGATGTTTGCTTTACATTAAAACCCAGGTTCATTAAATTCGGCTCTGTATGTATTACATCCCTTGTTTTGTTAGCAAACCCACCCTCTTCAAAACCCTCTTCCACATCATACTGTATATTTACTATTTCAAACCCAAAACACTCCCAAGTATCTCCATCATCACTCAGCTTTCCATGCTTTTGTAATATACCATCCAATACAGTTTTATAATTATCAGGGTTTTTTAAAAATGTTATTGCCAATTCTTTGAAAAATACAGGAATCAATTTAGTACTTGTTTTATTACAATACAACCAATTTACATCTTCCGATAATTTATTAGCTAATCGCGTATAATTATTCGCAAATTTTAATATATAATTTTGCTTCTTTGAAAAATCACTTATTCCTAATACCCAATCACGTAATTCCAAATAAGGACTATATACATTATCTCCATTATCTTGCACATAATCAATTCCTATTTTATATTTAAACACATCATCCTTTAACGCATATTGATTATGCAACGCATTTAATATTGGTAATACTCTTGTACTATTTAATTGTGCATCTGTTAATTTCAACAACAATTGTTTTATTGTATCATTATATTGCACTTCAAACGCATCTAAGGTATCTTGATAAAATCGTTTTTTGATATTTTTGCGTAATTCAGTTGTTGTCATACATTTTACATCGCCATTAGCCGTGGTTTCACTCATACAGTCTTTTTGTAGCATACATAACATTTCTAAATCACTTTCATATACGCCTGTTAAATAAGGATTATGTGTTGCTTTCCATTTATTATTTACTCTTTTATAATAAGTATTTGTATCATTTATTGGGTCATTTAAAATAGCATAATCACCTTCATTAACGATTTCACGTTTATAATATAAATTGCGAGCAAATCTGTTTAATTTTAATTCTTCATTCTCTTTTGACTCAGAATCTGTCATATATGGCATTATTATTTTTTTAATGGATGTAATTACTGATTCATCTTCTTTTGATTCATTTGCTTCATTAGCACCCAATTCTTTTGAAACAATATCCAGCAATTTATTAAATAATGATGTATCTGTATTATTCATTACATTCGCCCAAACTGGATACATATCATTATCTAATTCCATTACTTCAATATCATTATAATTTTTAGTAATATATACTGGTTTGGCACATTTATTCGTTTTAACACTTAATTCTACATTATCCAATTCAGTTTGAATAATATTTAGCCCACTATTATAATTCAATAAATCTTTGGTTTCTAATAATAATGCGTTTGTATAATTATACCCACCATCCATACGCAGCATTTTTAAATATAAAGTGATATTATTGTCACTATTATCATATTTATAATTTTTCATTAATTCATACTTTAAATTATTATTTTTTATCCAATTAAATATGAAATTTTTATTTTCAATATTAGATTTATTATTAGTTTCACTTTCTTTTAACATTGCCTCTTTTATTAGACTTTTATGCATCTCTATATTCATTTTTAAATTTTTCTTATAATTAAACACATTTTTATACACGGAATAATTAATCAAATCACCCAACTGTTTCACAACATCATCCGCAAATACATGAAATACTGATAATTGCTGTATAATATTATAATAATTATATAATGTTGGAATTTTATTCGTATTTAATAATTTTTTTGCTATGGAATGTGTAGTTGGCATTATCATATTTAAAAAAGTATCATATAATTCGGGTGTCATATCTACTTTATTATTCCATGTGAAAAATACAGGTACCGTAAATAATTTATCATCTACTTTCTGTTTTTTCTCATTTAATTGTTCTTGGGTTAATGAAACCGTTTTAATTGGTAATTTATCATCAGAATATAATAATTTATTAGGATATAATCCTTTATTAACCGTATCGGTACTATTATTTACTTTTTCTAAAAGATTAATAATTTCAGATGTAGCATAATCTCTTTTTATCAATTCCCATGGAAGTACTAATAACCCTTTTTGAGATATAACAGGGTCTGGAACTAAATGTGTTTTAGTAGCATTAAAAGTGGAACTAAATGATTGGACTGTATTTAAATAAGTAGGATTTGGTGTTAATTGTTTGGTATAATACTTATAAATTCCATCTTTTAATTCAACATTAAATTTATTTTTCACAGAGTAAAGCAATACAGGTATAGAATCATTATATTTAAAAGACATGCATTTATTTGCCATACAATTTGTATTTTTCGTGTATGAATATTGCCATAGATTAGTATTATTTTTTAAAGTGATAAATTTGTTTTGTGTAGAGGGTTGGTTAGAATTAAATTCATTTATATATGATTCGTACTCTTTCAAAGAATATAATACTGAATCAGGAGACAATGTATTATCATCAGGATTATTATCATTAACAACTGAATCATCAAAAGAATTATAAATAATGGGTGAATCCATACATACATTGCTTATCCAGGATAATTTTGGATAATGTTCAATTGGTTTGGGATATTTTAAATAATTAATAATTGGTTTATATTGGTCAGTTATATTTGGAATAGTTAAACCAATTATATTTCCATATTTATCATTAATGCTGTTTCTATTATGTAATTGTCTGTACCTATCAACAATAGTATGAATTCTTTTTAATACTTCTGGTGTTCGCTGTTCAAAAGTATAATTATTTAATAATTCACCCAACATATCATTCAATTGGTTATCCAAGGAATATCTAATTTGTTTTTCATTTCCAGCAAACTCATAAACAGCACCCTCTATTACATTTCCAAATTCAATGTTTTCAAATTCAATCTCTCCCACATTAATAATTTCATCATCTATAACCTCTTCTTCTTCTTTTTCTGGGGTTTCCGGTTTATCGCCAATAATATCTTCCTCTTTTTCTTCTTTTTCAGGGGTTTCCGGTTTATCGCCAATTATGGCAGTGGAAAGATTGTCAATCACTTCAATCTTTTGAAAACCGTCATTAAGTAAGAATTCAGGAATACCTTCATATTTAAAATCAATAAATAAGGTTTTTTTTAATACAGGTAAATAGATTGTAATTGAATCGTTATTTGTATTTTTAATGGTCCCTTCTAATACATAATTTTTATTGGGTCTTTTAAAATAAAGTGCTATATTTTTACCTTTTAATAATCCATGTTGTGCTGCATATCCATCTTCTGGTTGTCTATATAATAAATTAATACTTTTTATATTTGAAGATGGCAACTTATCTATTACGTATTCAATTCCTTTTTTAGTTGTAGTATCAATTAATTTTAAAACATCATCTGATATAAATGACACATAATAGGTTATTGATTCATTATCGTCATTAATTAGTTCTATTATATCCCCTAATTTTATCAAAGACATTATTAAATACTTTATTTATATAGTATAATATTATATTATTTTGTTTATAATAAAATATAATATAATATACATAATTTTTTACCATTTAAAAAAAACACTAAAAATAAATAATATATTGATAAAATCAGGACATTTTAAATTAATTATATGTTTTCCTACTTTTCTTGGTTTTATTGGTTTTCTTGCTTGTCTTTCTTTTATTGGATTTCCTACTTTTCTTGCTTTTTCTACTTTTATTGGTTTTTTTGCTTTTCTTGGATTTCTTATTATTTTTATTATTCTTTCTTTTTATGGTTTGTTTTCCACCATATTGCTTTATTAAATTCCAAACATCATCTGGCATTTTTTTTCTATCTCTTAATCTATTTAGTTCGGTATCATTTGTAGGCAATTCATTTATAGATTTATTTGGCATATAAAAATTATATTCCTCATCTTCTTTTAGTACAACATTGTTGCTAAAAGTAAGTGGATTTAATCCTGTTATAGTTTCTTCGCGCGAATAATTATTATTATTTGGCATTGTTATGATAATACTTTGATTCATAAGCGATTCATTAAAATTTTTTAAATATATTTGTTTAGAAAATGAATTTAATGTTTTGTTGTAATTATTAATAGAATTTTCATATCTTTCTTTTGTTAATTTATTCATTTCATATAAACTAACATTATTTATTAGGATAGAATTACCAATACTTTCAGGTAAAGTAGTTAATTGATTATTTATTAATTCAAGACTTATTAATTTTGTAAGATTTCCAATACTATCAGGTAAAGTAGTTAATTGATTATTATTTAAATAAAGATTAGTTAATTGAGTAAGATTACCAATACTTTCAGGTAAAGTAGTCAATTGATTATTATCTAAATCAATTTCTTTTAATTGAGTAAGATTTCCAATACTTTCAGGTAAAGTAGTTAATTGATTATTTATTAATTCAAGACTTATTAATTGAGTAAGATTTCCAATACTTTCAGGTAAAGTAGTCAATTGATTATAATTTAACCAAAGTCCCGTTAATTGAGTAAGATTACCAATACTTTCAGGTAAAGTAGTCAATTGATTATTATCTAAAAAAAGAAAATTTAATTGAGTAAGATTACCAATGCTTTCAGGTAAAGTAGTTAATTGATTATTTTCTAAACTAAGATCACTTAATTGAGTAAGATTTCCAATATTTTCAAATAACGTATTCAAAGTATCATCTTTTAATTGACTACTTGATAAATCAAGAATGATGACTTGATTATTTATAGGAGAACCATCCGCACACCATTCTAAAAATTGATTTTTGTTCCATGATACCATTGTAAATAATTATATATATATATATATATATATATTTATTTTTATTAAATGATTTATCTTTAAATAAATACGCCAATTAATATGATACAAATTAATTATATGTTTTCCTACTTTTCTTGGATTTCTTGCTTTTCCTACTTTTCTTGGTTTTCTTGCTTTTCTTGCTTTTCTTGCTTTTCTTGGATTTACACCAATTATATTAAATTTTAAACAATTCATAAGATTTTAAATACTTTCAGGTAAAATAGTTAATCAATTCACTGATAAATCAAGCTAAGTAATACTTTTATTGAGTTTCATTCCGTCACTAATTCACTCTAAATAATAATCGTAAAACCATATTATCATATTTAAAAAAACAATTAATAATTAATTATGTATATTATTATATAAAATTATTTTAGTATATTAAAAAAAACATACATATATGTATTTATAATAAAGTATATAATAATAATAAAACAATGGATAAATATAAAAATGCGACAGTTGCCAAAAATATGTTATTTGAAGATTTACAAAATCAAGGAGTACAACCCCATTTAATTACATCGTGGAAAGAAAAATTAGATAAGTACATATATGTTGAATCAGGTGATGATTTTGATGTCGGCAATTATTATCGTTGGATTAATCTTACACAAGACCCTTTACATTTAAATATGGGTGCATTATTATCAAACATAAATATAAATGCCAATGTATTATTAACAACTATGACAGATTCAGATACAGATAGTAATACAGAAAGCGATTATACTTATTCTGAAACGACAAATACGACAAATACAGTAGATGGGATGTATAATTTTACATTTAAATCTTTTATGAATAAATATTTTACAATATCATCAGAAAATACCTATTTTTTTCGCAAATTAACCAAAGATGAATTAGATATTGTCAATTTATTTACCATATTGTAATTAAATGGTTTGGGTTTTATTTAATTAAAAACCCCAAACACTTACAATCTATAATTATTAAAAAAATGAATATATGTGTTTTTATAGACAATAAATGTAGCTAAATAAAAAACCATAAAAAAATATAAAATTTATTTAGTAAAAAAATGAAATGAAAATATATAATGTAAGTATAAGACTATATAGATATATAAAATGTCAAGTGAATATAGCGTATTTTTGAATGAGCATAAGCATAATAAACAGATGAGTACGCCTCATACTCATACGCGAATGTCTGGCGGTTCATTCCAAATACCTGATAATAAATTAGATGAATTTTACAAATTATATAAAAGTTCGGTATTGGGAACTAACCCTAAAACTGATTCATTGACTGAAAAACAATATAAAAATGGAATTACTTTATTGGATTTTGATTTTAAATACAATCTTTCCGTCACTGAACGTGTCCATACAATGAAACATTGTGAATTAATTATTAATACTTATTTGATTGAATTGTTTAAATATGTGGTGATTGATACAGAAAATGAATCTAATAATAGTAAAAAAATCTATATATATGTAATGGAAAAACCACACGTAAATACGTGTGTCGATAAAAATTATACAAAGGATGGTATTCATATAGTGATTCCGATTAAAGTTCCTTGTGATATTAAAAAGAAAATAAGAAAGAGTTTGATTAAAACATTTCCAAATATTTTAAGTGATTTGAATACACAAGTAATTAATAAATGGGATGATATTTACGACAAAACGATTGTTTATGAAACAACAAATTGGACATTATATGGAAGTAAAAAACCAGATAATGAAGCATACGCATTATCCGCGATGTATTCCTTCCAATATGCAGTGAATGATAATGATGATGGAGAAAAGGAATGTGAATTTACAATTACTTTGGATAAAACCCCAATTACACCTGAACTTATTTCTAATCATTTTAGTAAATTTATAGCAAGAACATCTAATTTTATTACGAGCACGCTTATTAAACAACCGCAGGCACAAATATTAAAAACGGAAAATGTGGATATTAATATGAATTTAGAAAATGATGATATTATGGACCCAATAATGGGTTGTTTGATTGAAGCCGAAACAGAACCAGAAAATACATTAAATGATGGAAATGAAAAAACAGGAAGAATCAATACAAATTTATATTTAGATGAAACATATGTTTCAAATCCAGTCATTTCAAATAATCATACCCAATTTAATAAGCAATTACACACAATTACCAGTTATAAAAAGTTAGAAGTACGTATTAATCAAATGCTACTTACTTTTAAAAATGAAGGGAATACAGAATCCATTGAGGCTCATGAATATGTGACTGTTTTGGGCGAAAAATATTATGCGGATGGTTCGTCACATAGTGAAAATAGGGGAGTAGCATTTGCGTTGAAAAATACAAATAATAAGTTGTTTTTGTCTTGGGTATATTTGCGTAGTAAGTCAGATACATTTAAATGCAGTGATATTCCGCAATTGCATAAATTATGGAACGACCATTTTAATATTAATGGAAATGCCAGTTATACAGTGCGTTCGTTGCGTAATTGGGCATTTAGTGAAAATAGAACGGCAACCGAAGCAATTTATAAAAAAACAAAAGGATATTATATCAAGGAATGTATTTTGGATTCAAGTGATTGTTCTATTGCCCGATTATTGCATTATTTACATAATGATAAATATGTATGTGTGGGTAAAATTGATTCAGTTGATTGGTTTACGTTTAGAAATCATCGGTGGGAAAAGGACCAGGTAAAATCGTTGCGTAAAGAGATTTCCGCATCATTGGAAAGCGAGTTTATTGGATATAAACATACTATAAAAGAATTGATGATTGCTACAAATCCCGAGGATAAAATGTATGAGGAATATAAGCATATTTTGGATGGTACTAATCAAGTGTTGAAAAAGATTAAGAGTTGTACGGGAAAAAATACAATTATGCGTGAAGTTGCTGAGTTGTTGTATGACCCAGAATTTCTAAATAAAGTTGATGTGAATAATGATTTGTTGGGATGTGCGAATGGTATTTATGATTTCAAGACGGCAACCTTGCGTCCAGGTGTTCCAGATGATTTTGTGACGAAATCGTGTTTGATTCCTTATGTAAAATATGTTCGTGGTGAAAATAAGGAAAATGATGAAATTGCTGACCAAATTAACGAGTTCTTTCGTAAATTATTTCCAGTAGAAGAATTACATGATTATATGTGGGACCATATGTCTACTCTTATGCACGGTGGAAATCACGATAATACGTTTCACGTATATTTGGGGAGTGGTTCAAATGGTAAGTCAATGTTGGATATTTTGTATAAATTAACTTTTGGCGAATATAGAGGTACTTATCCAACATCGTTATTATTTGATAAAGATGTAAAATTGGGTGGGACTTGTTCGGAATTGTTTGCCTTGAAAAATGTACGATTGGCAGGTGCATCAGAGCCTGGAAAGAATGCGGTATTGAATGATGGGCGGTTTAAATTAATTACAGGTGGTGATGATATTACAGTTCGTGAGTTGTTTTCAACATCGGAGAATTTCAGTTTAAAATGTGATTTTACATTGGGAACAAATGTATTGTTTGATGTGTTGTCAAATGATGATGGTACTTGGCGTCGTATTCGTTTGATTGATTTCATGTCTAAATTTGTGGGAGAAAAGGAAAAATATAAAAATAAGAGTAAATATATTTATCCCAAGGATTTAAGTTTGGAGAAAAAGATGAAAAACTGGCCTGTTGTATTCTTATCCATGTTATTAGATAAATATGATACTCATAAAGGTAATTTTAGACCTTGTGATATTGTTACTCGTGCTTCAAATAAATATAGAGATGGACAAGATAAGATTAATAGTTTTATTAATGAATGTATTGAAGAAAAAATTTCACCCGAAGGAACTAAGAATGCTGATAAATCAGTGGTTACAAAAACGTTATTAAATGCTACATTTAAGAAATGGCACGAAGAAAATTATGGAAAGCACGGAGCACCAAAAAGTCAGGAATTATATGACGAACTAACCACAACTTTTGGGAATTTCAAGTCTAATAAATGGTATAATATTTGTATCAAGGATGATAATGAAATTGACGAATTAGAAAATGAAGTGTCTGCTTCTACAGAAATAAATAACAGTGTTATTAATTAATTATAGTTTGTCAGGTTATTAATGTATAATAGTTTGTTAGTTTTTAGTTGTTAGTTTGTAAAAAATAGTATTTTATCAAAAAAAAATGAAAATATTATTTTTTTTATATAATTAAAATAATTATAATTATAAATCATTTCCAACAATGAAGATTGTTTTGTTTTGCGGAGCTGGAATAAGTTATTCCGCTGGAATTCCTTTATTTACAAATGAAACATTTACAAGTGAAGAACGCAAATCAGTAGAATGTATAAATTGGTTCAACCGATTTAGTGAAATTATGAAACCTTGCAAACCAACTGAATTACATTATTACTTTGCAAAATTACAAAAAAAATATGGGTCCAACAATGTATGTATTTATACGCAAAATATAGATGATTTGTTTGAAAAATGTGGTGCCCATGTAACCCATTTACATGGAGAAATAAATAATGGATTAAATGACATTACTTTATATGGAGAAAAAATGCCCAAAACTAAATACGAATCATTTATAGAAGATTTGTTTTCCTTGTCAAATGAAGATATTTATATTACTATGGGAACTTCTGAAAAAAGCATATCTGCGGATACTATTATTAAACCCATAAAATGCACAAAAATATATGCTAATCCTAAAAACGAATCTTTAATTGACGAGTCACAGTATAACTTTATATTACATGAACCTTTATTATTCACACAAAATTTAGAATCAATTATTAAATACAAAATATAAATGTATAATATATATATATCTGTTATTAATTAAAAAACACATGAAATCAATTAAAAAACGTACAAACCCAACTAAAAAACGTACAAACTCAACTAAAAAACGTGCGAAATCAACTAAAAAACGTATAAAACGTGTAAAATTAGGAGGAAATAATATGTATTACATAAATAAACAGAATTTATTAAATTATTTGCCATTAAAAACTACGATTAATAATAATAATTTAGAAATAGTAATTATAACAAATAAAAATTTTCCTTATTATGAAAAATATATACTTGAATCAGATGGAATATGTGACCGCAACATAATATCTAATTTATATGAGCAATTGACATTACAATCTATGGAAGAAGATGATGTAGTTGGTGTATTTATTATTGATGGTAATAGTCATATTATTAGTTTTGTGGTGTTTGATTTTAAATTGTCTAATATAAAATATAAATTAGAAATAAATAATAATGATAGTAAAACGTTGATAAATTATAATGATATAGAATTAACATTGATTTGTTCTAATAATGCTAAAAAAATTAATAAATTAACAAGTATTTTATTGAAAAGTTTATTCAATTTATTAAGTGAATTAAAATATAAAAATGTATTTTTATGGATTGCTAACAAACAAAATAATAATAAGGCAGTGTCATTTTATAAAATGCTTGGATTTGACTATTTATCAAATAACAATAATATAATGAAACTATCATTATAATTTTGTAAATAAGTAAAAAACAAAAACAATTATTTTAATCTGGTGTTTATTTTTTTATTATAATAAAATAAAATTATTATAATAATTTTTATTTTTTAATTGCTAAAAAAGAGTTTGCGAAAATTATATATATTTATTTCAATTCTTTTTTGCTGAATAATTGTTTAATTGGTCGTAATATTTAACAGGAACCCTAATTTTAATAACCTCTTGTTCTACGGTTTCTTTATCAAAGGAATTGGGTTGATTAAAATAAGATTGTAAATCACTTAATATATTTTCAGATTTATTATTAATAGGATTTGAAAAATAATATTTCATCACATAATAATTAATTATTTTGAACAAAACAAATAATATAAATAATATACTTAAACTATGCGTATCAAATTTAGATAAATATAATATCCATATAAATAGTGCAATTAAACATAATTCACTTATTATAAGTGTTATAGTTTTTAATTTAAATAAGTATTCGTTTAGATATTCTGAATAAGCAATGTATATTATAAAAATAGTTAATATAGATATTTCGGCAATATATTTAGTATTCATTCGTAATTAATATATATATATAATTACATAAATAAAATTAAATTATTTTTAAAAAAAATAATAAAATAATAAATTGATATGTAAATAAATGTAAATTTAATTAAAAAACAGCAAACATTTTAATGGTTATTTATATAATTTATTACTTTTTTTGCTTTTATTGTTATTCCTACTTTCTATACTTTTTATTGATTCGTTTTACATCAATTATTATTACATATTTCCAAAGAATAAATAAATCCACATTACCCTTCTTGGCAATGTGCTGCAATTATATGACTACCACCATCTAATACATTTTGCGATACTACACTTACAAATTCATTAATTGTTTTATTTATTTTGTATGTATGATTTGGCAAATCAAGTTAAATTAAGTCCATTTAATTGAGTAAGTATTCCAATGAGAGCTGTGTTTTTGCCAATGCTTTCATGTAAAGTAGTCAATTGATTATAATACAAATTAAGTTTAGTTAATAAAGAAAGATTACTAATGCTTTCAGGTAAAGTATTCAGTTGATTATTATCTAAGATATCTAATACTTTCAGGTAAAATAGTCAAGTTATTATCATATAAATAAAGACCAGTTAATTTAGTAAGATTTCCAATACTTTCAGGTAAAGTAGTCAAGCTATTATTACATAAATTAAGTTCAGTTAATTTAGTAAGATTTCCAATACTTTCAGGTAAAGTAGTCAAATTATTATTGATAAATTAATTGAGTAAGATATCTAATACTTTCAGGCAAAGTAGTTAATTGATTATGACGCAAATCAATATTTTCTAATTTAGTAAGATATCTAATACTTTCAGGTAAAATAGTCAAGTTATTATCATATAAATAAAGACCAGTTAATTGAGTAAGATATCTAATAATATGAGGCAAAGTAGTCAGTTGATTATTATTTAAATTAAGATAAGTTAATTGAGTAAGATTACCAATGCTTTCAGGTAAAGTAGTTAATTGATTATAAAACAAATAAAGTTTAGTTAATTTAGTAAGTCTTCCAATACTTTTAGGTAAAGTAGTCAACCGATTGCCATGTAAATAAAGTGTGGTTAATTCAGTACAATTTCCAATGCTTTCAGGTAAAGTAGTTAAATTATTATTATATAAAATAAGTTCAGTTAATTTAGTAAATTTTCCAATATGTTCTGATAAAGTAGTTAATTGATTATAACATAATTGATTATAATGTAAATCAAGTTTGGATACACTGTAATTTATTGGACATCCTTGTTCTATCCATTGATTATAATTATTATAATCCCATGAATAATTGAATGCGCGTCTAATTGATTTGGTCGCAAAATTAATATATTATACAATAAAAAATAATATATATATATTGTTTTTTATAACACCTTTTAATTCATATGATTATAATAATACATTTCACATGATTAATACAATTAATTTAACATCTCCATTTTTTCCCACAATTAATACAATTTACAAATGTTGTCATTGGTTCATCTGCTGAACGAGTTTGTAATTGATAATAGGTGCATTTTTTAGATTTACAATTGTTACACGTATAAAAGTTAGTGGTTGCTTCCACTTCCGTATCATATTTGGCAGTATTCATTAATTGCTGTCGTTCAATCATATCAGACCATTTAGGTGGATTAATGTCAAAATGCGACATAGATTCCAAATTAATATATTCATTTTCAAGTGTATCGTCAAAATTGTTGATTTTATTTAAAAATAACTCATTAAACATGTTCATATAAATAGTATGTAATCGTCCATTATAGATTAATATAAAATTTGGATTTGTCCAACTTGGAAAAGTTTGTTTATTCAGTGATTCACATATAGAATAATTATAAATTGTTTTTTCTATATTTATACAGTTTTTTAATGAGGTTATTCTCTTATTTAAATGATTTGTAATTTTTGCCCTATATTTAGCACAAGACCCCAAGACACAATTATCATTAATATTATACATATCTAAATCAGTGGTTAAAGCATATTTATCTTGTATTAATTCACTAATTTTTACCAAATGTTTGGCAAACGAATTAGCAAGCAATGTATGATATGGAACTTGTTTATTTTTTTTTGCTTTTTTAATAGGTTCTGATATTACTGTAATGTCATCTTCATCTTCTACTTCTACTTCAATATCATCTTTTAATTTTGATACAATTTTATTATCATTATCATTATCATTATCATTATCATTATCATTATCATTATCATTATCATTATCATTATCATTATCATTATCATTATCATTATCATTATCATTATCATTATAATTATCATTATTTTCGTCAAAATTATCAATATCAATATTTACATCGTCATCTTCTGACACATATGAGATGATATCATCATCTTCGTCGTTGTTAGCGACCGTATTTTGTTTTGGCAATAGCACAATAGACATGTTATTATAAGTAAATACTTATTATATTTAATTCATTTTTTTATAAAAATTAAATAATTATAAATTATATTATTTCAATGATTTTTAATTTATTTATTTTTTATTATGATTGTGCTACGGATGAATATTCACCAAAAATTAAATGATTACCTAAATAATTGGGTTTTAATCCATATAATTTAATATTTCCAGGCAAATCCCAAAATCCAACCCAACCAGGATTTTTTTTAACAGGAATTTCAGGCAATACCAAATCATTATCTGATGTAATGGAATAATTAAGATATTCACATATTTTCATAGGAGATTCTTTAATTTGTTTATATTCATACAAAGCAAATACTTGATGATTACGACTGTTTAATATTTCACATCTGGGTAATTGTATTCCCCATAAATTGTTACGTTGCAATTCAATAGGTAATGTGTAAAATAAATAATCGGTATTAATCAGTTCATTATTAATGGTTTTAATACCAATTAATTTACCATCCAATACTATTATATTTTTTAATTTAACTTCTGATTCACACCATTTATTAAAAATACCTGTAAATGATGATTCATCTGTATAATCTTCTGCTATTTGTTCCATTAAATAAACAATAAATGATTCAATTGTTTCGTTTTGTTTATTCGTAAATGAAAAAAGATAATTGGGCATAACTGCTGGTTCTTCAATTTTATTAGATAAAACGTCACCAACATATGTTGATTTGGTTTCAAACATTATCCATTTATTTGTATTAATAGCTTTCATATAAATTGGATATAAATCTTTTAAAGCACAAAATTCAATTGGTACGAGTGCTCCACCATATTTATATAATAATTTCATTAAACCAAGTTCTCTACATTTTCCTTTGACAGGTTTGGGTATTTTATTCAAGGTTACTGACCAATCAGGCAAAAGATAAGCAAAACTGTCGTCAGTGACAAAACAAAGATTGAAAGATTTATAACAATGCATAACAATACTTTGTGAAGTAATGAGTAAATAGGGTTGGTTTAAATCATGACTGGTACGAGAATAAAATGAGTGCCATTTACGAGAATTATATTCGTGTGGTACATATATCCATAGGAATGGTTTTCCATTGTCAGTCATTTGTTCAAAATTATCAATTATTGATAAATGAGATGTTTGTGCGTTATAATATTGGTAAGTAAATACTAATACGAGTAAAAGTAAAATACAACCGACACCGATGGTTAATGTTGTCATAACTATTATATATATTAATATTATTATATTATTTAGTTTTTTAATTTAATTTATGAATTAATTTTTTGTTTATTTTGGACATTCCATAAAACAAAAAACAAACAAAATAATATTTGCCCAATAAAAAAGGGTTATATTAAAATAAGTAACGGTATAATAATCGCAACCCTTAATAAATGTTAAATATACGAACGAATATTGTAAAAAATTCTTCATTTTTTACAAATGTTTATATTAAATAACGGGTCCCCTAAACTTCCTGGGAATTGCTTGTCAAAAATAAAAAATAAAAAATAAAAAATAAAAAATAAATTAAATCATAGGCAATACATTTGGATTTGCGCTATAATTATCTTTTGCTTCTTGTCGTGTATTCATATTATGTTGGAAAGGAATAATTCGTTTTTGCTGTGCTTGTTCAATAGTAGTATCCCATCTATGTTGTTCTACATTGCGATAATTTTTTGACGGATGTGTATCCTTTGAATACATTGTATATTCGGTTGTATTAGTAGGATATTGTATAGGAGATGACATAATTGTAGTATGCTTTAAAGGCTCAAAAATATTATTTTTTGTAGATGTATTATTATTTAACCCTTTTAAATCACTTTCCAAATTAACAGTATTATTATGCATATTAGCACCCCATTGTTGTAATCGAATGTGTGGGTCACTAATATAAGCAGGATTAGCACCTATACCAGGTGTAGAAAATAAACGATTGCTAATATCAGTAGATTGTTGTAAATTTTTTTCTGTTCGTGCATCGTCGTAAAAAAAACGAGTATCCATTACTATATATTTATATATTTATAAGATATTATATATATTTTTTTATTTAAAAATAATATTAATCATATACTTTGTAAAAAAATAATATTAAACAATTATTAATATTATTAATCTCATTTCATCCAATACACACTATTTATTTTAAATACGAAACAATACGAAACAATACGAAACAATACGAAACTTAATTGTAATAAATGCCGATGCGTGCATTGGTGCTAATACTACATAATGAATCCAATATAAACAAACACCCATCTATTTTTTGTCGTGAAGTAAAACATTCGTTATACATGTTATACATAATTAACAATAATTTATATTTTAAATCCGTGGAAGTAGTAAATGAACTGGACAAATCCGCCGCATTTGTCGTATAATATTCTTGTTCGTGCGACAATGCCAAAACAAACGGATTTCGTTTCACATTTAATCTATGTTTTTCCAATTTACGTGCTAATTTAAGTAATTCCTTGTCACATAAATTTAAAAACCAACTGGGTTTGGTATTATAATATTCTGCGATATAATCAACATTGTAAAATACTTCTCTTGCCAATTTAGACACTTCTTCCGCAGAATAATCGTAATTTACGGTGTAATAATAAGCAATGTTTCCCGTATTTGATTGATAAATTTGCGAATTATCGTGCATAATATCATATTGGATTTTATATATATTGCGAATACGAACTACTTTATTAAATAGTAATAATAAACGATTTGATATAACTGAACGATTATATGGATTAATTAATTTTAATTTATTGTTATTTTTACGACACTGGTCAATTAATACTTTAAAAGAGTACTGATTATAAGTATAATATATATTATTATTTTCGTAACAAAAACAATCGTATTTATACATATTTTTCAATTTTTCCAAAGTATAAAAATCAGTATCATTAGCACTATTATTTATATTTTTTACATTTACAGACGACAAATATACATTTATTAGTTTTTTTCTAAATATTGATTGTAATTTTACCACACTTTTTAATATTTTTTCCTTATATACATACAATTTTAAATACATTTGTTTCTTATTTCCAACAACAAATAAACCATTATGTTTCAATAATTGCTTCAATGCTACAACATTGTACGCACAATAATAAGTCGCATTGAATACATTATTACTTAAACTATCCACATATTCACTTGATTTTGATAATTTCGCATCTTTTGTTAATGTTACTGTATATTCATTACATTCTACTTCATAACGTGGGATAATGTCTTTCAATAATCCATTAATTGATTTCTTGTAACTTGTTATGATTTTATAATCATTTGATTCTTTATAAAAGTATGTATTATATTTCATATTTTTCAAGGTATTGCCAGCTATATAATTATAGTATATATTATTTTATATTTCATTTTTTTAATCTATTATTACATCAATATAAATAATAAAAAAATTACGTAAAACAATGATTATTTAGCATTTTTATAATAGTCCAGTCCATTAAAATATTCATATATTAATTTATATAATCAATATGTTTATTTTCGCCATCAATAGTATATTTTCCAATTTTTTCCAATTCTTTGTTTTGCAATATTTTATATGAATCATAAATATTTCCACCATTATCAATATAACACACTATTCCATCTATTAATTCTCCAACTATCTCATTCATTTTTACTTTCAATTCGGTTGGAATTTTTACATCCACATCACATTTATTCGTTATTTTAACATGTGTTCCGCAATATAATGAGTCTATACCTGATTTTCTTGTACAACGCTCCCCTGTTGTAATTAATGCCATACATTGTGTATTTTCTACCACTATTTCTTCATTTTTTAATTTTATAACCTTTTCTTTTTTTGTATTCATATCCGTCTTTTTTGTCTTTTTATATTCAGATAACCAAGTTATTAATTCATCAGGTGTCATATTAAATTGATTAGTTCCATCTTCTTTATTCACAATTAAAGCGTTTAATAATTCTGTCTTTAACATTTTTGCCATTTTTAATTATACTCTATTCAAATATTGACTATATCATGTTGAAAAATTATACTTTCATTTTTTTAATTAATATATTTTTTATTATATTAATTAAATAATAACCCTTTAAAAATTAAATATTAATTTATTAAAAAATAAATATATATTTTAGTATATATATATATATAACAACAATGGTTTATTATAGTGGAAGCAATGCAGCAAGAAACGCAAATTCAATTTCTAATCGTCCTAATGGCGGTGGCATGAAAAAAGCAGGAATCGCATCCAGACAAGGATGGTTTATGCAATCTAACCCTACATTACGCAGGGCTCCCCAGACTCTACCCTTGAAGACTGTCAATTATCACATTACCCAAACACAGAGATATGGATACCAGGCTACATTGGGACCTATGTAAATATTTATTTTATTACACAATTTTTTAATTTTGATTATTATCAAAAATACACATGATAAATTAAAAAATAAATATAATTTATTAATTTAATATTGTAAAATATATTACATTAATAATAATCCGTAATTTTTATGAAACAATATTCATTCAGTCAATTTTTATTTATTTAATATTACTAATTTTTAGGTAAACTATTTATTATTTATTTAGGTAATTTATATGCAATAATTTAAATAAAAAAGAGTTTGCGAATTATGTTTTATTTTTAATAAATAAGTCATAAACAATTTTTAAATCATCTGTTATAAGGGCACAAGAATATAAATTGGTTTTAAATGCATGCAATTCCAATGTTCCATGCTCTATAAATTCTTCCATATATATATCTATTTTGTTTTGTTCAACATTATTGTATAAATGTACTGGAATTTTATTATTTGTTTTCATAAATAATAATAATTCAGATAATTCACCAAATTGTTTTACAAGCGTATTATTAATATATAATTGATAAAATTCCATTATATATTAAATTAATCAAGTTTATTTTTTTAATATTACGTATTTTAATCTGTAAAATCTAATTTAATTAAAATATATATATAATAAATCATAATAAATCATAATAAATCATAATAAATCATAATAAATTATAATAAATTATAACAATAAAAAGGTATATATATTTATTTTGTATATTACTTGAATAAAAATTAACACATGAATAAATCAAATAATAATTTAGTACTAACCACTAAAAATATAAATTTAAAATATGTTTATCCACTTGATTTATTTATTAATTTTTTGAAACAAATCAATGATTCACCAGCATTAAGCAAAGAACAACATATTAACAAATTTTATTTTACATTAAATTCGTTTAAAAAAGGCATGTATTTAAATATTATTAATCAATTTGTATCTTCATGCAAACCATATTATTATACACACAAACACTATTATTTAAAAGAAAATATAACACCAAAACAATTAGTAACCATTATGAGACATATTGCTAATTTACACAATATATCTTATACTTTTAAACGTGTTTATCAATTTTCCAAATATTTTTTGGAATATGTGTTCATTATGGAAGAATAATAAATGATTGCGATTATATAATACAATCTATTTATATATGTAATTTATATAAGTTACAATAAGTTGTATTTGAATATGTCTGAAAATAATTATTGGGGTCCATCTGTATGGATTTTCTTACACACCTTGGTTGCACGCGTTAAGGACGAATCATATGATAACATAAAACAATCACTGTTTAACCAAATTAAATCTATTTGCACACATTTACCTTGTCCAGAATGCACAGAACACGCAACCGGTTATATTAAAACTGTTCAACCGAAACATATTACTACAAAACAGCATTTAATTCATTTTTTATATAATTTTCATAATATTGTGAATAAAAATAATCGTAAAAAAATGTTCGCAAAGGAATCACTAACTTTTTACGAAACAAATAAACTTAAAAATGCTTACAAATCATTTATTACTAATTATACTAAATCAGTACATAACCCACATCAAATGAATTCTAATGCTCAACGAATACAAATAGGTAGAGGATTATACAAATGGATGTGTGATAATAAACAGCACATTAATTTGTAAGTTAATTATATCATATATATATTAATTGTACTACATAAAGCAGGAAGTATTAAATTAAATGATAACCATGACGTTGTAATTCGGTTAAAATTAACTGTATTATTAACATTTGATATTATATAATTTGGGAATGATTCAATGTTATTTTTATATAATTCAACTTTATTTAAATTATGGATATTAGATGTTACATTGTTTATATTATTGCAAGTAGATATTATATGTAATTTAGTTTTACAATTTACTGTGAGTGGAATTTGTTTTAATTTATTGTGAAACAATTTACAACCTCTTTTTTGCATATTTGCTTATATATTTATAGTAATGTTTTTACATAAGAAATTACAATCATTTTTTTAGGTATAATTGTGTGTAATTATATATAAAAATGTGGTTGAATATTATAATTATTTTATATAAAAATAGCATGTCATTTGAATCACAGCAAAATATTAAAATATTATGGTCAATTGTTCAAGAAATAATAGAAGAAAAGAATATTACTGTTAATAAAAATAATAAATTGTCTTTTGTATTTGATAATGTGTATCAGAATGTAATTAATATACCTCAATATAAACAGTTATCTATTCATTCAATTGACCAACTTAATAAAGAATTTATTAAACAATTTATACAATTCTTAAAAAATGATAATATATTTACATTGTCTGATGTATATCATAGTACTGATATGAATAAAAATAATAATGATTCAATTAATAAAGTATTTAGTAATAATAATATTGATACAAACGCGTTGTCAGAGGATATAATTACATCAAGAATAAATGAATATGAAAAATATACTAATAATTTTTAAATTTATTTTATATTGTTTATAGATATATCCACTCAATCTAATAAATCAAATTCTCGTAAAATAAATAAAATAAAAGCCATCAAATTCACACGAAAAATATTGAAAAATAAATCAAATACGGATTTTTTTTTAAATATAATAATTGAAATACACATGTGGATATATACACTCAATTCAGTAAATCCAACAATTATATGGATGTTGTATCAAATTAAAATAAAGTACTATACTTAGTATGTTTATTTAATACATCGATATAATTTGCGTATTGTGTCACAAATCCAATTCTTTCAGTATTTCCATTTGTATAATTAATTGGTAATATGAGATTTCCATTTTGAAATATATGTGTTTTGTTCTTCTTCGGTATTATAAACATAAAAATCAGAATTAATAAAAATATCAAATGTTTGTTTAGACATTGTAAATTTACGTAAAAATTCTTTATATTTGGAATAATATGGTTTAAATTTGCTATGATTTTGTGTAATAATTGGGATTTGTTTGTTAAAAATAGATTTTAATATGTGTTTCCATTCACGAATGTCTTGGAACCGTAGTTTAATTAAATGAATATTGCGAAATGTTTTTTTATTATATTTTAATTCAAAATTAAATGTTTTCATAATAGGTAATCTAAAATAATGTAATATATGATTTAAACTATTATATGTTTCCGGATATAAATTATCTTTATTTTTTAATGCCAATCCATTATATTCGTTTATTAATTTACGCACATCCATGCGGTTCCATTCCATTTCACTCATTTGTTTTTTATTTTCAAAAAAAGAAGATATACTACGTTCAATAGGTAAGCGATATACATCAATTACGTGTATTTCTTCATATGTTTTAGCACTTTCTATTATTGATTGATATATAGTATATTGTCTTTGGTTAGTAAGTAATTGAAAACTATGTGGATTATGAGCCCGAAACAATGGATAATAAGGCTTTAAGGATGCTTCCAATGTAGTACTACCTGATTTGCCGCCGCAATAAATATATATTTGGGGCAATTTACGTTTTTCATACAAATCATTAATTGTCTGGTGTTTATTCGCACTGGCATATTTCAATTGGAATTTAAACATTTATTTAAAAAATAATATATTTAAATATTTAATATATTATTAAAATCTATTAATTTAACACAATAAACTAAATTTTTTTATTTTTTTAAACATAGGCTCGCTAAATATCAAAACATAGATAATCTAAAAATACCAATTAAATTGATACAAATATATTCACATACTCTTTTTTTTAAATAAAAAACATTATTATATATAAAAATAAATTATGATACATAATATATATATATAATATAATGAGTTTTATTACCGGAACAGTTATTTTTTCTTTTCCCACAACTGAATGGGATTCAGCAGGAAAACCACTTCCTTTTACAAATACAAGCGGTCAATTAGTTCTAAGTACTACATCAGAAGTTATTAGTGGCACATATAC